TACGAACCCAGAAATCGTCTTGGTTGTAAGATTGTCGGGACGATAGAGGTATTCTCCTCGGCCATCATTGACCACTATCTCAAGCATGTCCGTAGTCCAATACTCAAGATTTTCGGCATTCTCGGTGTTGAAGTGGAAGATGATGTTGCCGTTCGAATAGATCGGGTCTTCAAACGAAGAATTTGAAAATTCATCGCTGTAGTCAAGAAGAACCTTGGGATACTCCGGTTCGATGACATATTCGTCCTTGCAGTCGAACTGTCGCCCCGCCTTCATGTCAAAGAATGCGTCTGCGCTGATCTTCCTGAACTCCGAGGATGTGTTGTATTGCAGAATCGCATGGCGACTGCCCTGTGCAGACAGACCTATTGCCCAATTCTGTCGGTTTGCCGTCGAACCCTCTGCCCATTCCGGCCAGTAGCCGGTTGATCCTGTGCCCCCTCCAAGGAAATCACTCGCCTGCGACGAGAGGATTCTCACCGCATAGGTGTCTTGCTCGGCAAGGGAAATGTTGGGGTGCATGTTGATTTCAAAGAACGGATAACCAATGTTGGAACTTCCCGTGGTTGAGTTTGCGGTGATTCCGCCGTTCGTTGCCAATGCAGGATAGATTCCGTATCCGTTGGTGAGTCCTGATACCGAGAGATTCCAGGAATGTCCCGTTGCGGTAATTATCTTGTCCTTCCACCTGTAGTGGAGGTATGCTTCTACTGTCTCTCGCTCGCGGGGAGCCAAGGCACGGTCATAGACAAGCACTTCATGGACAACGCCGTTGAAGTAGTTCTGACCCAAGCCAAGGACAAGTCTTTGTCCTGCCGTAATGCCGTCAAGATTGCCAAGAGCAGAACCGATCTTCTGCCCATCGACGGTGAGAATGTTCTCTCCTTGACCGAAAACACGGGAAACCGTGAAATTCTTAAACTTCATCGACTTGGTTATATCCAAGGAAGAGTTTAGTGGCTTAAGTCCGGAATTGTAGGAAGGACTCATCCAAATTCTGACAACATCACCTGGCTTTAGGTCTTTTGCTGTTGTCTTGTGCAATGTGTAGTTGTCAGAACCAAGAAATTGATCCGTCATTGTCGCCCAAGTCCATTCCGCTATGATGTTGTTTACCTCATCAAGCGTTTCGGAAGTCGGAACGACAAGACCATCATTTTTCGTCATCACGGAACGCCATGCTGCAACTGCCGATGAATAATCGGTCGCTTGCTCCATGGAAAATGCATATGATCCTTCACCTTCTACAGGAACAACATATTCAGCCATCAGATGATAGCGATAGTAACTGGCGCTAGGTGACAAGTCATTGTTGCTTTTCTTTTCTGTGCTTATGACTTCATCATTGCTGCTATAAACCTGAATGCTCTTGGTCGGATATCCGTCTGCCAGTACTGAACAAGCGATTGTCGTATTTTGATTGGAAGCGGTAACGGACTCTAGGTCAAGAAGTTCCTTGTAGATCACCGATCCATAATTCAATGCAAGGATTTTTCGATCTGCTACAGTATCATTCTCCATCAGGATATAATCACCAGATTCATCTCCATCGGTTCCATACTGCGAACTGCTGCTTGCAAAATTACCAAATCCATAGTATGAGGCGATCCTTGGCTGTGTGTCTCCAATGCCGTCTATGTTGTTGCGCCGATAATCTATGCAAATAGTATGATTCTGATAGCATTGTCCCGTTGCTGAACCTGTATTGCCCACATGTGCCGATCTTTGTAGACCTGCCACCATTGAGTTTCTTTGGCGGGTCACGGAATCCGACACGGGGAATGGGGTGAATGCGACGAACATTGTTCGGTCGTTCATGGTTCCCAATGCGGGGGTGGTAATTACGGAGCCGAATGTGCCGGATGAGCCTGTTAGATACAATCCACCCATTGGAGAGATCGAAGGCAACATGTTGGTTGCCAAGGCCGTTGCGGTATATCCGTTGCCGCTGAAGTCTGCCCATGCAGAAACCGTGGCACCGGCAGCGGTCAGTTGCTTGCCGTTGAGCCAGACCTTCAGGCCGGGAATGTTCTTTGGGTTGAAATCCACGGCATGGTGGTTGGTGATGCCAGCAGGGTTTCCTGTGGCCGCAAGTATTACGGATTCATGCAGAGAAGGATAGTACGGCATGGGACGATCATCGTAAAACAGTTCGCTCAGGTCCGTGTTTGTGTATATCGTGTACGGGGCATAATTACCGATGACGGGAACCTCAGTCTTGCTTCCCAATGCATCTGTCTGTGGTGACTGTGCCGAGCATCGGGTGAGCAGCACCTTTCCGAACATTCCCATGCCCACCGGATGGATGATTCGTCGTAGGATTTCCTTGTAACGGTCGATTACCACTTCCGAGAGGAGGACATAGGAAAAGTTCTGATAGTAATGGTTGTCCTGCATCACCTTGCTTGAACTCAACTTTCCATCGCTTCCCGAGTAGTAGCCGGGGTAGGTGCAAGTTGAGCCAACGGATATAGTCAATGATGCATTCTCACCAAACGCCGTTTCTATGGAGTATGACGGGACATTCTCATAGCCTATTCCAAAGTTATCGATTCTTGTGCGAACGATGCCACCCATCGAATCGACTTCCGTGATTGTGGCAGATGCACCGACTCCGCTGTCTCCGGATGCAGAAAAGAGTATTCTTTCTCCCTTTCGATAGCCGGTTCCTGCTGCGGTCACTTGTATGGACTTCAGGACGGGATAGATTCTTGGTTCCGTTCTTTGCACGGAATCATTGTCTGTGAATTCTATTCCCCCATAAATCTCATTTCCTGCCTTGGTATTGGAAACGAATGCTCCGTTGATGTTGGTGAGGAACAGTTCCGATATTTCACGGTTGCCGATTTGATATGTGACAACATCGATCACTCTTCCGCTGGCCACGATGCTGTTGGTGGACTTGTTTCGCTGCGTGATGGTCTTTCCTCTTGCCTCGAAAATCTTGTTTCCAAGGTCGTTTGAGCAGCGAACTGAGTATTTCTGAATCCACTTTCCATCTGACAGACGAAGAATGTCTCTTGCAGGATAGTAAAATTCCACGGCGGTGTCATAAAGCACCCGAAACAGGAACTCGTATGTCTTCTCGGTTCCCTTGTTTCTGTAGAATTCCTTGATGTTCTTTATCAACTTCCGCACATCGACTGTATCGCTCTCGCCATTGACCGCAAATTCCTCGGGAAAGCCAAGTAGGAATTCCTTCTTGAAGTCGGTTACGAATTCATCCAGAGTGGCATCAATGTCTGAAACCCCCTCCAACGCCGAAGGAGTCCGCATGTATCCCGATTCCTTCTGCGATTCCAGCCATTCATAGTATGCCTGCACAAAAGCAACAAGAGTCGGATGATTCGTCTGAACGAACTCCGGCAATCTATGCTGGATGATTGCTGACTGGCTCTTGTCGCTACCCGTGGTCATGGCATATTATCTATTTGATGGGAAGGAACTTGCAGTCTGGTTTCTCTCGGTTCGGAATGAGTCAGGAACAACGGTTATGTTCGAATTTTCTGTATCGAACAGAATGATCTGATTCCTTCGTGTGAACACATCCGTGGAAACAGGAACCGCAGTCAGGGCGATTTCTGTGCTTGTCTTGGGGAGGATGTAGGTTGGATTGAAGTTCGTCAGGCTGATCGTTCCGTTGGAATAATCAAGGGTTCCTGCCTCATTAATAAGGTAGATTTTTTCCTCTCCGACTTGCTTGTAGATGCGGATGTTGCCATATCCGTCATCATCCATGTATGCATCTACCTCAAGTCCTGTCTGTGGATCAACATATCCAAATCCCGTGCTGCTCAAGATTGAAGGATAGCCGTCAATTGGGTGATACAGTTGATTGTCAAAGTTGAACTTGATCGTGTAAACGCCGGGGTTTCCGATGACCGGTTCGAATCTCTTCTGAATTCGCAAATTTGCATCTGTGCTTGTGATACTCTGATTGATGCCATCAATGAATGCGAGGAACTTTGAAAATCGGAAGTTTAGTCCGAACTTCCCCAACTTCTCCGATGCATACGAAGTTATGCTTTCGTTGACAAGGCGTTCAATGTCCTTTGCACTCAAGGTCGTGAGGCTGCTGTTGTATCGAACCGCAAGGTCAAGGACAATGTAGACATAATCGGGGTCTACGACTTCGGGCGTGATGCCAAGAACATTCTTGCGTTGCAAAATCGTGTTCTGAATCGACAGTTTCTCAAGGGTGGACAAACGGGTCGCACCTTGCGGTTTGATGGAAATCAAGACTTTTCCATACTGCGGGGGATCGCTTTCTTCTCCACCCCAAACCTGTATGGAGTCGGCGCTTGTGTAGTCTCTCGTCAGGATGGTTTTGTAGTCCTCGGCGGTGACAGTTCTTTCCTGTGCTTGGTAGTTTCTCGGAGCATAGTAGCGAATGGATTCGATGTCCTCGAACTCGCTGCCTCCATAGGAAGATTGCGGTATTCCCTCTTCGTTTGTGACCACGCTGACTGTGGGTGTTACGCCAGCGGTGGTTACTGCGCCGTTGTACTTGAAAGACTGTATACCGTTGGCCTCTTGTCCCCGTGTGACCAAATACTCAAGGAGTATGGCATTTCCATCGGCAGGCTTTCTTCCGACGATGCCGTCACCAAACTGCACTTCATAACGCTGCTTGTCTGTTTCCTGCAAGTAGTAGGCATTCGTGCTTCCATCGATTGCATTGATGTCGGTCACCAATGTCCAGATGTCTAGAATGCCCGTAGTGTCCTTGGGCGAACGAGTCACACGCACACGCAGGGAGGAGGTATCAACCCGTGTGTCGAGAATTATGAACTTCTGTGCCGTGTCTGCCTCATTCACGACATATGTGAATGTCTGCAAACGACCTTCCTTGATCTCCATGTTTCTGACCACGCAATTGTTGCCTTCATTCACAACCTTGTAATTCTGTACGGGAATGAAAGTGAAGACCGAGCCTCCCGTGGTTGCGGTGAAGATGTCACCGCGATTTATGAAAACCTCGCCTCGGGCTACGCTAGCACGGAAACTTGCACTTGGGTTCGTCCAAACGATGTCGATGTTTGCAGTAGATGCCCTATATGACCGTGGAGTATAGCCAAGTTGCTTGGCAAGAGAAACCACCGACTGACGCTTGACTGCTGAGTCGATGAAAGTCTCGTTTGCCACCATGTTTGCATAGAACGCCTGATAGTGTGTGTTGTATGCAAGAAGATCAAGGAGAATGTTCATCCCCGAACCCTCAAAGTCATAGTCCTTGAACTTGTCCTGACCCTTGAGGAAATCCTTCAGGCTTGTCTTGATTGAGTCAAAGTCGAGATTGTCTACTGGCAAGTTGGGAGTTGTCATCTGATCCTCTCCACGATAACCGTGGCACGAAACACATCAACCTTGTTCTGAACCTGAAATTGAACATCGATCCTATATGAATTTTCATCCATCAGATCGAAAATGTCCACCTGTACTGCACGAACCCGCCGTTCGTATGTCTGAATCAGTTCCGTGATCTTTCTCTTCATCTGTATCATTATGATCGGAGAAACAGGCTCAAACAGCAAATCGGTAATGCCCGACTCTATCTCTGGATGAAACGGCTTCTCATATCTTTTGAATTGAAGCAAGTTCTTCAGGGACTGCTTGACCACTTCTTCTCCAGTTATTGAAGTGACATCTTCGGTCAATGGATCCTTGGTCAAATCCATATCGATATCCGAAAAGGAAAGAATCGGGTCTTTGCGCCAGTTAGTGGCCATCCGCCGTGTCCTTTGCGAGTTGCAGTTCGATGTATCCGCGATACTCCTCGAACACATTTGCAAAATCTATTGGTTTGTTTGGAACTTCTTCCGCATCAAGCCAGTCGATGTTTATGAAGCCTATCAACATATTGTCCTTGCGAATCGGAAGAATGGAGAAAGCCTCTGTTCCCTTGCTTCGGCAGTAGGTCTTCAGAGTCGAATCTGTGAGATTCTTGGTGAAGTGAATCTGAGAATCGTCCTTCTTGACCAGTTCAATCTTTTCCCAAAGCAAGGTTGCAAGCACGGCTTGCATATGCATGTACTCGTAGGCAACTCCCTGACGGCAGGATTCGTGGGTAACAGACATTCTCTTCATGGACGAGCCATCAAGGAACTTTCCTCCGTTGTGGAATTGCAGGATCTGCGTTCTGTCCGCTCCGGTCATGTTTCGCAGAGTGGTAATGAGTTCCTGCACCTGACCATACTTGCGTATGTCATCAACGGTGATTGCCGCACCCTTTTCCTCCTCTTTCTTCCAGAAGGTCATCTTCTTGCGAAGGTATGCGGCCCCGGTGAACATTCCAGCGATCATCGCGAAAATCGCGGTGCCAACATTCATCCAAAGGTCGAAATTTCCTGTATCAGATGACGACATCTCTCATCCTCCGCAAAAGACATTCTTGCTTCCTGTGGCGACAGCGGAACCACAGGAAAGGGGATCTCCGATCCGTGCTGCCTGACGGCTATTCACAAAAACCATCGAAGAGCCCTCTGCGGTGTGTGCCTTGTGGCAAAACGGACCACAGCAATGGGTTCCCCAATTGTCAAATTGACGGTGCCAGCCCTTGTTGTTCACGAAGACATTCGTAGACCAAGAAATGTTCTGTCTTGGTCCGTAGCATCCGTGTCCTGTGCAGATGTCGCCTTGTCTGTGTGCTGCTGGCATTGTTGTTCCTTAAGGTGGCCCGGGGAAGAATCCCTTGGCCTTCTGCGCCTCCAAATATTCAAGATTGGTGGCGGGTTTGCCATCCACATAGAATTGATTCTTGATATTTAGGATCAAACTATCTCTATCGGAGGACCAGTTGTTCCTCAGAGTGTAGGTAAAGGTTGTGTCTATGTGGATCGATGGATCGGTCTTGTCGAAAGCACGGACGGTGACGGAAACGGGGATTCCAAACCCCACTCCATTCCTGAAGTAGGATGCCGAGCCGACTGTCCCATAGTTCTGTTCATCTATCTCGTAGTCGGGGGGAATGTTCAGGGAGGAGGCGTAGAAATCAAGTTCTCCCGTCCTACCCGTCAACTTTCCTGTGTCAACATTCAGAACCATGTCGGGGGAGAAATCGCCAGTCACTATCAAGAAACCAGGATCTGATATCGAAACACCCGTGCATCCACCCAAGCCAAATCCACCCCCTCCCACAAACAAAGGATTTTGTATAACCGAAAATTTCCAAAATACATCGTCGGTAATGTCCTGTTGCTCGAAATAGATCGGTATCTGTACGAAATTCAGGTCATTTCCTGTATTGAAGAATGCGTTGTTGTTTGCTATTGGAAATGAAATGCGAATGCAAGGAATATCTTCGGACTCATCTTCAGAGGACTCCACTATCCCGTTTGGGTAGTAGGTGCTTGGATCGACTTCCGATATTACCTTGTACTTCCCCTGCCACAGATACTCCCCTGTCATCAGAATGCGCCTCCGTCAAGCACATCGGGAAGGATGACTGGCTGTGCGAACTCCGCAGGGAAGGCAAGCACGGGTACGCTCGGCAGCGGAGTGACTGTTGGCAAGTCGGACGAAGGATCGGTGTTTCCGATTCCAGTCTGACCGGGGTAGCCCTGAAGTAGCGTAGCCGCTTCGCCGGGAACTGCATAGAGACTGACCGTAGGCAGGCCGGGAAGACCTGTTGCTTCCTGCGCTGCTCCTGTTCCTCCTGCCGAACCCATGACAACCCGTGTATCCTGAACTCCGGGAGAAGGGGGAGGAAGTGGAGGCAATGCAACCGCAGCAACGGGTTCATTGGTTGCCTGTTGCTGAGAATCGGATTCATCTTGGAAAGCAGCAGCGGCTGCGGCACCGGCTGCCGCTGCAAGCAAGGCAATCTGCCCGATGTCTGTCGGTATTCTCGGAAGTTGAATGTTAGTTGAGCCAAGGTACTGCACACCACCCACTTCGGATGGGACCGCAGGAGCGGCCTTGCCATCCAAGGATGTGACTGTTGCCGTGGTGTCCGTAACATCCGTAGCAGAAGTCGTGACCACCGTGTCGGAAACTGCCGAAGTATCCGAGGCGATAGCGCCTTGTGAAATGGTTCCTGCCGACTGCTGCTGCAATACGCTGTTCTTGTTTGTGTTTCCGGCAACGACACCGGAAAGCGAAGCGGGTGGCAAAGAAGGCACGGATGTTGTGGCCGCAGGGTTTGCGGGATCAGGGAATTCGACCCTTCTCTTCTGAATCTTGTCGAGGCCACCAACGCTTACGGTAGATGGATTGAGTCCTTCTGGATTCAGGTCAATTCTCGGGGCAACAAAGGTCATGTTTCCGCCGCTTGCAAGCGTATATGAGCCCGATACCCGATGCACAAAACTTCCCTTGGTATGCATGATGACATTGCCATGAACCAAGGTTCTGACATCACCATCGACCTCTAGATAGAAATCTTTGCCAACCTTGAACTTTGCCCTGCCTTCGTTGGTATACAGGACATCTCCCTTGATCATCGCTGACTTTGATCCGATGGTTATTTCGTAGTCATTTCCGATGATCTTTGTTACCCTTGATCCGTCAGGATGAATTTCCTCGAACGAACCGCTCTTGTGATAACGATGAAGCCTTTCCTTGCCTTCTGTGTCATCGACCTCAAACAGGTGACCGGATTCGCTTTCGTAGACATGATTGTGGGGATAGGTTGCACCGTAAGGGGTAGCAGGCTCTGACCACTCTCCCGTGATTCCTGCTGGAACCTTGGGAATCCTTGAATCCAACTTGCTCTTTACGATTGTCTTGTCCAGATCGGCACCGGTTACGCCTCTTGCAAGACGATTCGTATCCTGCTCCCCAAGATAATCATCAAGCGGGTACTTGCCGCTTGGATCGTTGAAACCGATCTCTTGATCCTTGTACTTTCCCGTATTGACATCGGGAAACGGCCACCCGGCTATGCTTCCCATGATGATGGGATCCTGTGCATGGGGACCATCGCGGAAGAAGCCTACAACCCATGAACCGGGAAGCAATCCTGTGGGAGACTGTCCTTTTCCGCTCATGGCTGCGCTTGTAATTGGCTGCATCACCGCTGCCCATGGAAGGGATTCTGTCGGAATCAGCAACTTGTCGTTTGTATGAAACCCATACGCCCGCACACGCACCCGCCCGAGTTTTAGCGGATCGTTTACATCTTCCACGACTCCGTGCCACCACACGAAGTCCATCTTTCCCATGTAGTCATTGGGATTGTCTCGCATTTCGTTGATCATGTTCAAATCGTCCCGTCTACACCAAAGGATTGCTGATCCGCAAGTTTCTCGTCATAGCCATCCTTCATTACTTCCATCTTCATGTTGTAACTTCCATCGCCTATCTCATGTAGGATGCTCGTTATCATGTATTTACCAGAGAGGAATGGATCAAACCAATCGTCCTTGTTCTTTGGATTCTCCACGCTCGGGATGTCAATTGATACAACTTCTCCCGCTCTTCTTCTGGAATCTCCATTGACATCAATCGTCAGGCTATGTGTCCTAAAGGCATTCATCTGTGACTGCCTTCTGGTAGAAACAACCTCAAGTTCATCATTGTCTTCCACGCCGTCGTACCTGAAAGAATGCTTGGGGAAGAACTTTTGATACGCACCGATGTTCAGGCTAAGATCATCCGAGAGAGTGGGAACCAAGGGGTGTTCTGAAATGGTCGGTATTCTCTTTCGCTGCGAGAAGTAGGCATAAATCTCCATGTTGGCTCGCTTGCCAATGATGTCAAGCGACACGGCGTTGTTGCTATACACGCCTGAAGCAATCTCTCGCATCTTGTCGCCACGGGAGTTCACGGAGTAGGAAAGAATGTTGAAGAATTCCTTCTTCATGTAAATCCCGCCTGTTTCGGGATTCCTTGCCGTGGGTGTGTGGTGGTACTTGACGCTTGGAGTTCTTGACTTCAGCAGCGACAATGGAAGAAACTGATATGTTCCCTCAAGATTCTCAAAGAACACATAATCGCACATCTCGGGCGAATACTCGGCGGCGGAACGCTTTGCAAGCCAACTTATGGCATACATTGGATTCCAGTTGGGAATGATGATATTCCTCTTTCCCAATGTCGGACAGGCATTCACTTCAACGCCAAATGTATCAGACATGATCGTGGTAACCATGTCGCTATAGGACATATTGTTGAAGGAACGAGACAGTCTTTGTTTTGTATTTTCGTACAGGGGCTTGGACACGAATTCAAGACGGACGAGTTTCTTTCCGCCGCCTGCCATCTTCAGGTCCGTGGTCACCTTGTAGATGCTGAATTCGCGGTCGATGTATTCATCCATTCCTGGTTGGTCACCCGGCGTTATGAATGTGACCTTGAGAGTTTCCCTTCCCGTGATCTGCAAATAACGGAGCAAGTTCAGGGAATCGATGAGGACAAGGAATCCCGAAACCCCGTTGGCAAACATGTCCTCATAGATGTTGATGGACACAAATTGTCCCTTGACATCCAAGGTCGCACCCGCTGCCGACTGTATGGTCAGCGAGTCAATCAGAATGTCGCCGGGATTCAGAATCTTGTCATTGGGAACTTGCATTTATGTCACTTGAAGATGGTTCTGAACTGCGAAAGTGTCGGGCTGATGAATTCCGGCTTCATGACTCTTATTAGCCGACGATCATCGTTGTTTTTGAATTCCTGAACACGATTCGTGACCTCAAGCGGCTCGGAATACCCTACTTGGGTGATGTAGCGATTGAGAATGGAAGATGTGCTTGTGGGGTCTGAAGGTGGTCCTGATCTAGGATCAAGCACATTTCCGTCCGTGTCTTCAAAATGGTTGACCGCATATTCATATGGAACCGTTCTGGCAAAGGCAATTGTCTTGGTTTCATCGCCATCGACATGAAATCGTGCATACCCATCAAGGGATTCGGGATATTCATACGAAGAATCAAACTTTGCTGCATCATCCCCTGTAATGACGATTTCGTTGTATGTTGGATTCCACTTGACTATGCTTGCGCTGATGGTGGAACCTCCTGATAGGATTTGATGAATTGTCTTTGCCCCCGCGAGGATGGTTGTATTTTGCTCTTGGAATTCGTCGGTGATTCTTGCCGTATCGGGATAGTAGATTGAATAACCTGTGTATCTCTGTGCGATGTGACTTTCTAGTTCAGCCGAAGACAATGGCCATTCAAAGGTTGGATCCTGTATTTCGTTGAACAGCAGAATGAGCCAATGCAAGTCACTTCGATCATAAACTCGGTGCGAAAGAGTTTCGGGCCGCTCTCCGTCTTGTATTTCGTATGGCAAAGAGGTGATTGCCGCATTCTTGAAGTATTCGCTGATCTTTGCACGGACGGTTATGTCCTTGGCCACGATCAACTTGGACAGGTCATCCTTGTCCAAGGCATACGACAATGACGGAAAGTAAGAGAAATACGCCATGTTCAGAATCCTTGATCGATGCGATCTTGCGTGAGGATTTCAAGTTCTGTCATGTCAAGTGTCAGCGTTGTCTTGGTAGGTGCAGCACCGCCCTCATCTGGCTGGAAGGTAACAAACGGACTTTCTCCGTAGGACACGCCAATCTTCGTCAAGGCACATCTTGCAATGCGATTGATGTACAGGTTTTCCCGATCCTTGTTGATGTATGTCACTCGGAATTCGGCAGGGTAGTCAAGGAATCTTCCACCAAGGCTCTTTGCGGGGAGGGCATATCTCTTGAATGTCCGAATGATCGAATAGACTTCATCAACCTCATCGGGATTCTTCGGAAAGAACTCAAAACTATATGAGAATGTCCTTCGTTCTACGCTTTCAAACAATTGGAGGGCATACGGGTTCTGTACCCTTCGCTGCGATGCTTCAAGGAATTTCTTGAGATTCAAGTCGCCTTCTTGTCCAAGAGATTCGGCGGTGTTCTTCAGGCTATCTTCGATCTTCTTGACGGTTCCCATTCCAAGTTGCACGGCAAGGGCATCACCGGCTGCCTTCGTTGAAGGATCAAGGCTGGCATTGGTGGCCATGCTCATGGTGTTCTTCATGGCACCACCGATGCCCGTAGCAACCATGCCGAGGGTCTTGAATTCCGTGTCTTCGCTGTACTTTGTACCGTACTCGCTTGCCACGCTTCCCGGCATGTAAAGGAAAATGGTCTTGGTTGCTCGCTTCAACTGACCACCCAACCCAAGCGACTCCTGAATGAAGCCCTCTTCTCCCCTTCCTGCCTCAAGGAAAGCACTTTCTGCCGCCTTGTTGATGGCAGACAATGCGCCAAATCCGACTCCCGATGTCACCAAGTTTGCCCCTTGTGCGATGTTGCCCACCTTGGTCAGGTTTCCCGCCAAACCAGATTGCGCCCCACCTAGTCCCTTGGCTACATCCGAAGCCAACGCCGACAGAACCCCGGTTTCAGGAACAACCTTGGCGGCTGCATCAAATCCCTTGGAGATTAGATCAGACTTCTTGGCAAGGTCTGTGACAAAGTTTGGCCCCTCCGCTCGGGTGGACTTAAGACCCTCGCCGTCATTTTCAAAGATGTCGAAGACCATGAAGTTCTGATGTTCGGGGGAGTCCCCAAGATCAAATGGATATCGATAGAAGGAACGCTCTGCGGGAGAGTACGGGAAGGGGGATGTCCGCGACAAGTCACGATCCGCCTGCCCATCCGATGAACCCTTGAACGCTCTTCCCTGCCCATAAAGACGCTTGATGAATGAGGGGGTATCCAAAGTTTGAAGTCTCCTGTGTAAGGTTATTTAGTGAGTTCTGCTAAATACAAAATTGAGGAGACTACCTATTCCAAAGGGAAGTTACAAAGGGTTTTACCGACCAACCAACCCACAGAAATACAAAGGCGATCCGACCCAATGCGTCTATCGTTCTCTGTGGGAAAGACGCTTCATGGTCTTCTGCGACACGAACGACAATGTGATTGAATGGTCATCCGAGGAGATCATCGTTCCCTATCGCTCCCCGTTCGATCAGAAGATACATCGTTACTTCGTTGACTTCTGGATAAAGGTCAAGAGCAAGGAGGGGACGCTGGATACCCTTCTTGTGGAGATCAAGCCCAAGAAAAAGACCATCAAGCCAGAGATGCCTGTGGGCGTGGGTGCTAAGGTATCCAAGGGCAAGATGACGGAAATACGGGATTGGATGGTCAATAATGCAAAGTGGAAGGCGGCTCAGGAATTCTGCTCAGACCGCAAGTGGAAATTTCAAATTCTGACGGAGGATGACATCTTCGGAGGCAAGAAGTGAGCCAAGAAGAAGCGATCAAGGTTCTTCGTAAGTTCTTTGCCGAAGACATAGACATGACTTCTGCCGAAGCCACCCTGTGGTTTCGCGACAACTTGGCCTCGGTGGGTTACATGAAGCCAACGGCAATCATCGAAGACTCTGGCAAGTTCATATCCCGCCTGATGCCGGGAAAGATTTACTTCTATGGATATCGACCAAGAGGGGAAGCCACCCTTCCTTTCTATGACCGATTTCCTTTGACCTTGGTTCTGCAACGGGAAACCGATGGGTTCCTTGGTTTGAATTTCCACTATCTGCACCCAATTGATCGTGCCAATTTCTTCAACAACCTCGCTAGATTCATCAACGATCCTGAGTTTGACCAGAATCCAGACGCAAGAATTGCTGTGACCTATGGAGCCATGAAGTCTGCAAAGACCATTGGAGCATCCAAGAAGGGCAAGGCATTGGGCTTCTACAAGCCAAGCATCAAGCGATACTACTATTCGAACATCGTCACCAAAGTCACCGAAGTTCCGCCTATCTACTGGAAGTTCATGCTGTTCCTGCCCATAGATCGGTTCGCAAACATCGTCAGGGAAGAAGTCTGGAAACAATCAAGGAGAATGCTCTAATGTCCGTATTCCAAAACGCATTGACCCTGGCCCCAAGTTACCTGTCTTCGTTCTTGCAGCCAAATCTTGGAGCAACGAACATACAGCCAAACTCTGCTTACACGGAATTTGTTGGGCAGGCTTCACGGCTTGGTTATCAGATTTCCAATCGGTTCATCGTGATGTTCGAGAACCCGTGGTTGGATGAGAAGATTCAGTTTGTCCGCAGGAAGTTAGATACTCGTCTTTCCCTGCAATGCTTTACGGCAAATATCCCAACAAGATACTTCTCCACACATGAAAGAAACATCGCCGGTCCAAAGCGATTCATTCCATACACCACGACCTACGATGAATTGTCTTTGCAGTTCTATTGCAGCCAAGACATGTTTGAACTCAACCTGTTTCAAGGATGGATGGATGGAATACTCAACCCCGTCACTCGCTATGCTTCGTACTATGACGATTATGCCAAGGACTCCAAGATAACCCTGCTATTTGTGCCAAACAGTATAGGAAAGATGGAAGACCTCATAAGTGCATACAGCAACAAGACGATATCCGGGATCAGATTTCTTGAGGCGTATCCGAGGGCAATGTCAATAAACGGCGGTCCTGTCGAATGGGCACCAAAGAATCAGCCATTGCTGATGAATGTGACATTCGGAACAAGAGAATTCGTAAACTTGAGGACATACGACCAAGAAGTTCAGCGTCAGTTGGAAAGACTCAACCAGTCTGATCTGACCAATGGTCTTGATGATCTATTGAGCCGTTCGCAAGGGCAAAATGCAGCATTCAATGGATCGGTATCCCTTGGACAGATAGAGTCCGAAGAAGACCCCTTGTTTGTCAATCCTTATGCCGATCAAGAGGCATTGGAAGAAGAGCAGCGAAGAAAAGACGAAGAATTCAGAGAATTCAACAGAAGATTGTTCGCAAAAGACAAAGAGCGGGACAAGAATGTCGCTTCCAACGGAGCCGTCATTACCAAGGACATGGACAATGGCGGGTTCTTCCAGCGTGGCTAACCTTCAGATGACCGTCTAAATATTAGTATTCCTGACTAACGGAGATCAAAATGGCTATACCTATTGTTGCGACACCAGAATATGAACTGAAACTTCCTTCGACCGGCAAGAAGGTTAAGTACCGACCATTCCTCGTCAAGGAGGAGAAGGTTCTTCTCTTGGCAATGGAAACCAAGGATCCGGTGCAGATTCAGTCCACTACCAAGCAAGTAATCAAAGACTGCACCTTTGGACAAGTAAATGTCGATACGGCTCCTCCGTTTGACCTTGAGTATGTTCTACTGCAACTTCGCATTCGCTCTGTTGGCGAAACGGCATCGGTCGGAATCAAGTGTTCTTCATGCGAGGCAACCAACAGCATCGAAATCGAACTTCCTTCAATACAGGTCATCAAGCCCGAGAACCACTCAACGACGATCAAGATCACGGATTCGTTGAGCGTCCTCATGCGGTATCCGACAATCGAAGACATGCAGACTGCCGATATGGACGAAACCGCAGATACCAAGAAGAATACGGAAGCGGCAATGGACTTGATTGCTGCCTGCATCGAAGTGATACAGGATCGTGGTAACACATACAAGACCAAGGACTTCACGAAGGAAGAAGTCAAGGAGTTCATCGAAAATCTGTCACAGCCGATGTTCATGAAAATCATGGACTTCTTCAACACCATGCCGACAATCAAGAAGGAAGTTTCCTTCGTGTGTCACAAGTGCAGCAAGGACAACAAGTACACATTGCGAGGGATCAAAGATTTTTTTACATCCTGATGTGTCATGAGTCACTTGCGAACATGATGCAGACTAATTTTATAATGATGAAACAACATGAGTTCAGCCTGACTGAAATCGAGAACATGATGCCTTGGGAAAGGCAGACCTACATTGGATTGCTGATCAACTATGTGAAAGAGGAAAAGGAGAGAATGGAACAAGAGCAAGCCAAGCACCGATAAGGAAAAGGACACATGGCAGAAGAAGACATTCTTGGAAGCAGTCTAGCCGGTCTAACAAGCAGAATAGACGATGCTGTGGCTTCGCTCAAAGACCTTGAGAAGCGTCTTTCTAATTCTACCAAGGCATTTGACAAGAATACGGGGGAAGTGGATGGGGTGCGTCTGAATCTGAAGAAGATGAAGGACACTCTTGAGATTGCCAAGAAGTCCTACGAGGATTTGACCAAGACTACCAAGGATGTCAGCGATCCTCTGACGAAACTCGGTGCTAGGCTGCAAGATACGAATCAGAAGTTCGAGGAGATGACCAAGAAGGCATCTGAATTCGGTATAAACCTTGAAAATTCCCTAAAGGGTGCAGCAGAAGCCGCCAAGGAAAAAGCAGAGAACCAACCAAGCATAGGTGATCTTCTCAACAATGCAAAAACAGGAACGGAGGTTGAGGCTGTTCTTGGTACTGCTCCCGCTGTACCCGGCGCAAGTCCTGCGACTCCTGTTGCTATGACTGCACAGACAGCAGAGGCGATCAAGGACGCTGTACAGACCACGGCCACCAACACAGGAGAATTGGTTGACAAGACTGAGGATGCCGCCAATGCACAGAAAGCGGCGGCAGCGGCAGCAAAGGAAGCAGCAGACGAAAGCAAGGACGCAAGCAAGGCTGGCACCAAGGCCACGGAAGACGCAACCAAACAGTTGGCCAATGCAGTCAACGAATTGGCGAAGACACAAACTGGGCTGAAAGGCATTTATAATAATGCGTTGGCCCTGCCTGCCGCTTTGATGGCAAGGAGCAGTCTGTTGGGCGGGACTCGCGGACTCCTCGGAATGGGAGCAGCAGGAGCAGAAAAGGTCAGTATGCCTGTGAGTCTGTTGATGGGTGCGTTGGGTGGAATTACAGGATTCATCGCCACGGCGATACCCATGTACAAGACCGCAATCCTTGAAATCGGGAAGATGTTCACCTTGTTTTCCAAGTCTGTTGGTCCGTTCGTCACTTCGATGCTTGATGTGACAACCAAGTTTTTGCGAAGATTCGGTGTCGTTGGAGATGGTCTTGCCTTCTTTGTCGATGGGATTCGATATTTGACAAACAGAATTTACAGCATTGGCAACACCGTGGTCAGGCTGACAGGTGAGGTATTCCTCGGGATAGCCTCCCGTGTTGGTGGTAAGTTCCTTGAATTGACTACATTCATAGGCAACTCGTTCAAAAGTCTCTTTCCGACATTCACAAGACTTTTCTCAAGCATCGGAAGCAGCGTTTCGAATGGCTTTGGAAGAATCACATCGATGTTCTCGGGCGGAGGAGCAGGAATCCTCAAGACGATAATGCAGTCCGTTGAATTCATCTTCGGTGAGGCCGCTCTTGGAGTCTTCAAGACAGCATTCCGTTTTGGTGCAAGCATAGCAAAGTACATTCCTTTCCTGTCAGTTATTCCGTCTGTGATTGAAACCATTGTTTCGGCTTTCAAGAAGATGGAAACCGAAGGAGTTGGTGGCGTAATCAAGTCCATCTTCGTGGGATTGCTCAAAGGAATTGCTGCGTTCCTGACCCTCGGATTGAGCGACTTCATCCTTGACTTTGAGGCAATGTATGATGCATTGTCCAAGCCTCTTGATGGAATCATCACCCAAGTTTCAGGTTTCTTTGAGGTCTTTGCGGATGTGTTCTCTTGGCTCGGAGGAACACTAT